TACAATTACGTATAGCATCCTCATCAAAGTAAGGCATGTTACGCAGTTGTCTAAGTTGAGATTTGTTTAGCTTGTGTCTGTGAATTACATATTCACATTCTTCAATACTAGTAGCTGCAGGGTCTGGATAAAAATCCCAACAGCTAACAAACTCAATTCTAGGTACTCTAACTTCTAAGGGGCTATAACTTCTTTCACCATCTTCATCCGTATCCCACTTATGAAGTTTCTTATTAAAATTAAATGGTCCTTTTACAATCCCTGTACCAAGTAGAGAAGATTCTAAAAGAGCATTTCTTATTTCTGATGAACCTTTTGATTCATCAATTTGATCGTGGATAAGTTTTTCCATTCTCCTTGCAGCTCTTTGTGCTGGAGAAAGTTCTAAGGCTTGTGGGTTTGAACTAAATCCTTCAACTAACTGGTCTTCAACTTGGCTTTCTAATGATTCTTCAAAGATTCCTTTTTGAAGTGTAGCTCCGGGTTTTAAAACTCTACCATCGCCTTCATACCCAATATCGTATGGGTTTTCTATTCTGTTACCAATATCATCTGGTAACTCACCACCACCCATAGTACTTTCAATACCGGGTGCACCTGTTTGAGTGTCTAAGTGTGCACTTGCTAACTCACCTTCTGGTATTTTAGTTTCAGCAATACCAATTGGAAACTTACCTGTACCAAAAATTACATCAACTAATTGACCAAAAGCAGCAAGTACTTTTGTTTTAGTAATCTTAACAAAGATACGAGACTTTTCAGAGTCTCTAAACTTAACAGACTTGTTGTAAAGTCCTCTGTAGTTTTCGTAAGCTCTTAGCCAACGTGTTTCATCTGAACGTCTAGCATCTTCAGCTACACTAAATCTAGATTTAACAATACCAACAAGGTTGCTACGCTGTGTCATTTCAAGGTCAAGAGTTTTACCAGCTTCACCTTCAACATCCATGTAGATGTTATCAGCGTTTAAAAATGTATTATCCTTGTCTGCCATAAAGTTTAATATCCAAATGTAGAATCAGCCGGTTGATGGATATCTCTTTTCAATCCTCTCAACCTATCGAATGTGCTTACCATTCGTGGTCTACTCATTATCATATAACGTAATGCATCATATGCGTGGTCAGAAGCATGAGTGTCTACGTCTTCTGGATTATTCTTTGACAGAGGTATACTTTGTATTTCTCTTATTAAGTTAGGACACGTATTAAATATCTGTAACTTAGGTCTGCCATTTTCCTGCACCTTTAGAAACTCATGTATTTGGATTTTACCTTGTATTCTATTTTTATCAGCAGGTCTAAGCTTATGTCCTGCTCTTACAAGTGCTTCGCCAACTGTCGGTCCTGTAGTACCTGTTCTTGCCCAAGCTGCTGTATCCAAAACACCAGAGACCGAGTAAGGGTCTTCTAGCTCCATACTTGTTATTATAGCACCTAATTCTTCTCCTGTCAAGCCTTTTTTGTATAATTCTCGATAAATTATCAAAGTTCCGTCATTTTGGTCCATTATTCCCCATAAACAACAGGATTCTGCAGCGTATCCATAGTCAACTGCTTTGATTCTTTCCCAGTGTAAAGGTAGTTCAAATGGAGTAATGACGTGATGTAATGGGTCAAACTCCACAAAAGCTGCTCCTTCTGCTACATCCCAATTACCTTCAAGCAACTGTCTGCGTTGAATCGGTGGTAGAGATTTAAGCATCTGTTCATACACACCATCTTCTGCAAGGTAGGGGTTATCCGCTAACTTAGCCGGAATAAACTTACGTGTAAGACCATCTGCTCCTTGAAAGCTGGTATTAGATTCTGAGGGTTCTATGTATCTTTTCTTAACCCAATGCGAACCAACACCACCGGGGTTAGCAGTACAGCGAAGGTAAGTTTCTATTTCGGGGTCAGTGGTACGAAGACGAGAAGCTAGATAGTTCCAGCTAAACTCTGTAGGTAAGTGAGTAATTTCATCAAACCCTATCCAAGAGTAGGCTTGACCTTGATACCTGTACACGTCTGCATCTCGTTCAAGGAAACCAAACTCCACTTTCGCACCACTGGGAAAATTCCAAAGCTTTTCAACTTCTCTGAACTTAGCACCGGGAAATGCTTGTGGATATAGTTCACGAGACTTGTCAATCATCTCACGAAGTTCTGGCATAGAACGTCTGAGGATTAAAGCTCTGTGTGCTTTCTTGTGGCAATACCTTAAGGGGTCTACGATCATGGCAAATGATTTACCACCACCGGCAGCTCCACCGTAAAGTACATCTTTTTCACCGGCAGCAAGGAAATCTGTCTGAGGTCCTTCGTTAGCGTGAAATAAAACTTTGTGGTTGTCTAGGTTTTCCTTGACAGCTTTAGGAAGCGTATCAAGTTCGTCTGTTGTGACAGGACCTTCTACAGTCTTGTCAAGTTTTTGTATTGTTTCTTTTTGTTTTTTAAAAGATTGTCTAGCGTTATTGAGCTTTTGTTCAAGCTTTTTAATATTACGCTGCTTACGACCCACAGTTGCCCTCGCAGCTTTGATAGCTTTTTCTGTTGAGGTCTTGGGTCTACCTGCTTTCTTTTTAGGAGTTCCATCTTTCTTTAAGATGAAATTACCATCATCATCCTGTAAGTATAGATGAGGATTCCTTTCCCAGTCTTTCGTGTCGTTTACCATATTTTTTATCGATGTGTTTCTTTAAACCGGGAGTAGAAATCTTTCTATCTGTTTTGTATTCTAACCAATCAACTCCAGCTTGTAGTGATATTTCTTCATTCACTATCATATTTTCTACAACTTGTAAAGCTTCTAGCTGATCTTCAATGGGTTTTAAGTACCCTGTAGTATCATCTAATTCATAACCAAACGGTATCGTAGAAGTTTTTCTTTTTAAATATCCGTCAGGTAATAACATCTTAGATAATCCACATAATAATAAATGCTGATATAAAACCTATACCACACCACACACCCCAGACCTGCATGTCTGTTAGGTCATTGGTTTCAATAATACTATTAATTTTCTTTTCAATTTTATCTTTCATTGTTCTGCTCCTTTTTTTTACCAAAAATTCTATCCCAGTTATCTCTATAATCTTGTGTATAGAATCCGGGTCTAGGGTTAGCTCCTTTACTATCTGATTTTTTATAGACGTGGTTTCTAAATGAAACTGGCTTTTCGTCTGTTCCTATTTGTTTACCCATTACCACTTTACCTTGTTAGCCCAGTAAGCTGCAGATAGTTTACCTTTAGCTATGTTCTTAGCGTGACGAGCCTTAAATGATTTACGTTTAGCTTTCATCTTAGCTGACTCACCTGCTTTAGGTTTACCTGCAGTCTTAGCTCCTTGTTCACCAAACCTAATCGTCTTAATCTTATCACCAACTTTAGCCACAACAATATGAGACTTCGTAGGATGATTGGGAGTACGCTTAGGTTGATTGTAACCACTTACTCCTGCTCGTGTTAGTCGACTATCTTTTTTTTTAGCTTTACCGCCTTTAGCCATTCGAAACTTTGCTGTCTTCTCTGCAATCTTTTTAGGTTGTTTAGAATGTTGTTTACCGGCAGCTTTATCTTTTCTTTTCTTAGCAGTCGTAGCTGCATACTCTGAATCGCTTAATGCTTCTCTGGCTTTTTCAGGTAAATATCTTTCACCTGTCTTACTAGAAGGTTCTCCAGACTTAGTACCCCACTTCTGTTTACCCCATTCGACTAATGACTTTTGAGCTTTCTTTAATAGTGACATTACTTATATCCTCCACCGGCTTTCTTGTAAGCTTTGGCTAGTGCTTGTGCTTTACGTGCAGACCATTTACCGGCTGCAGTACCGTGTGAAGCAGCAGCTTTAATACGTTGAAATATTCTTTTACGTAATCCGGGCTTGGTATAGTTACCTGCTTTATTGACAGTTGACTTAGACTTTTTCTTTTTAGCCTTACCGCCCTTTCTAAGTTGTAATCTTTCTAATAACATTAGTGCATTGTCCTATCTTCTTCTTTAGGAATTGTGTTTAAGTATTCTTTTTCTAACTCATCATCTACATAGATGCTGTCCAACTCTCCTACAACCACCAAATGGTTTTGGGCTGCAGCTATCTCTGCTTTTTCATAGGATGAAGCTACGATGTTAGGACCTGCAAAGGTTGTACCGTAGGCTTCGATCTCAGTCAGAAATATCTTCATAGTCTCCTTCCGTAATGTCAATCGCCTTTTTCTCAGGGAGAATAAATATACCTCCACTGGTATTATGATTAACATCTATCCTGTCAGTCTTTGAAACTCCTACACGATCTAATATGGTCTGTGCAGCTTGTAGCTTATAGTTGGCTTGAGGTACAGGCTTATCTGACTTCAAAACCTCTATAATCTTAAAGGCTGCTGTAGGGGCTTCCCTTGCAAGTACGTTCTGGGCTAAATCTACTACTTCTTCTTTTAAACTTTTGAGTACTTGATAGTGATTGCCTGAGTATCCTGCAAGTTCGGCTGACTTTTTAAAGTTACCTCCTGTTTCCACGAGGTGACCTAGAAATGCTTCCTGCTTTTCAGTGAGTTGTCTGTCCTTTGTTTCAGGCAGATAATTATTTGTCATGTCTTTATTATAGTATCGTTTGTAAAGTTTGTCAAGTGTTATGAAGTTTTTTTACATTATTTCATAAAAGGTCTTGACAAATGCTAAAAAAAACTGTACAATGGAATTGTTAGGTTCCCCCGGTTTATATATACATATAACACCCCCATCCTACATACCTAACATCCCCAACACCTTCCTAAATTACTTAGCCACTATATCGCTTATAGGGCTTTTAAAGTTGTTCCAAATTATATAGTAAATCTTTATAAAGCTTTATAAAGTTAGGGGGCTGGTTAATATTCTAAATCTTCCTGAAATGTATTTGTTTTATATATATGGGGGGAGGGTGGTAGGTGGCTCCTGCCTACCCCAACACTGAAAGCGTTTAAACGCTATAACGCTGAAACGAGGCGACAATTCCCAAGCGTTCCCAAGTTTCAGAGACTCTATTACGCTGAAACGTGAGCCACCGTTTCCAAGTCTCGATAACGTTGAAAAACTTATGCCACCGTTTCAAAGAATCAGGTTAATACAGAAAAGAAAAGCCGTTATAGTGTAATAATTATACTTAATACCTCTCTGAAACATGCTATAACCTCGACACCTTATACAAGGCTCTGAGATCGTCTCTAAGGCATTATCGTCTCTAGGTATGGTTTAGTACCTATTTTCTCTAAGCTCGATTTTAGCCTATAGTTATCCACAAGTTATCCACAGGTAAATTAGTGCAATTATTTGCTCTGATTTGCTTGACATTGGCTCTTTAATTTCAGAAAATACGTAGTATATTAAATAACAGCCCTTTACTAGGGGCATAACAAAAAGGTGAAAATATGATAACAACAGAACACAAACAACAAATGCGAGATGCTTGGAGCAACTTGGAAAGCGAAGTATTAAGGCGTATATATTGGAGGCTAAACAAGGAATCCAAACATCCAGTATATGTTCATTCTTTGAGTGAGATTGATCTATTCAAAATGGATACATTCAAAGAGATTTTAATTCAACGCCTTGAGTGGTAATTTTAAATATTTTATAGGAGTAAATAAAAATGCAACAATTACAAGATAAAACAGTCAATCGTGAAACATGGTTGCAACTAGCTAATGAAAAACTACAGGAAAAAGTTTTTGATCCAGCTAACCTAATAATTCCCCATGATGTCAAAATCTCTGTGGGCTTTCCGTTAGGTTATAGAGCTGGGTGCAAGAATGAAACTGTAGGAGTATGTCACCCTAGAAGTCATTCAGAGGCTGGAGTTAATGAAATCTTTATTAATCCAACACGTGACGATGGTCTTGAGATTTTAGGAACTTTAGTCCATGAAGACATTCACGCTATTGACGATTGTCAAGATGGGCATGGTTCTAAGTTTAGAAGTATGGCTCTAGCTTGTGGCTTGACTGGTAAAATGACAGCTACAACTAACAGCCCTGAACTAGAGGAAACGCTACAGCAGATTATTTTAGAGCTGGGCGATTATCCCCATGCTAAAGTTAAGGCTTACAAGAAAAAGCAATCAGCAAGAATGTTAAAGCACGTATGCGAGAATGATTGTGGGGCTAGTTGCTATCAATCAGCTAAGCAGTCTGATGAGAATCCCATGCTATGTTCTAATTGTTCAGGGTGGGATGACTATGAGGACGAGTATAAAGAAGTCTACATGGTACAGGCTTAATTAATTAACAGGGGGTTTAAACGCCCCCACAACTGGAGGAATAAAACAATGGAAACATTATCAGAGACACTAGCAGACTTAGATATTTTCGAGGGTGAAGAGATCGAGTTAAGCTAGACTAACACCGCCAATAATAAGCTCCTTTACTGGGGCTTTAGGTGGTAGAAACATAACAAACTAAAGGAGGTTTCTAAAATGGTAAGAGATGAGTTACAATTAAAAATAAAAAATGTTTACGGTATGGATAGGATTTATCCAGCTTGTAGAAAGTCTCAAAGATTGGCAGACTTGAAAGGCTCTAAAACTTTCAGCGTTGAAGATGTCAAGCTAATAAAAGAGGAGCTTGAATTTAAAATAACATTCATGCCACAGGAACTAATTGACCTAGGCTTAGCATAGAATAAATTAGACCACGTTTAAACAGCCTCATTTATTTGGGGCTTTCGTGGTAGAAACTATTGACAATCATTTAATATTATGATTCAATATACAAACTAATAAAACCTGAAGGAGGTTACAAAAATGAAAGTAGAAAATTTATTCAACCCTGACACAGGCAATGACGTTGCAAATCAGTTTAGAATTTATACAGGTAAAGGCGTTATATTTCAATCATATGAAACAACTATTTGTATAAAAGAAAATGGAAAAGTATTTTTAAATAATGCAAAGTTAAAAGACTTGCAGAATAAACAGGCTTGGAAATCCTCGAGGACGACTAGCAAATGGTTAAGAATATTTTTAAATGAAGATAAAGAAACCATTGATAATAAAATAGCAAGTGGCGAGTACATATTGACAGACTTAAACACATAGGAGGACGTTTAAACATGACGACTAAAAAAATATTGGGTGTACCTTTCAGAGGTTGGAGAGAAGAGACAAGACTATTCAAGCAGGACTTGGCAAGGATGCAAGGGCTTGAGTGGGTGAGTTGGTTTATTCTTAAACCTATAACAGTACTTATATTAATAGCATTACTAATCAATGGAGGTGTTTAAACGCTATGAAAACTTTACAACTTACAAACGAGGAGATTATTTATTTAATCAAAGCAACGAATACAAGGTGGTCAAAGGTTGATAAACGTTTAAGAATTTTAGACAGCATGACAGAGGAGGAGATTGCAGACCATGATGCAGAGCTAGAAGGATTACATTTTTTCAAGCACGGTGAGGAGGTATCTTTTTATAGTAAAGAAAGAAGAGAGCTTGAGAAGTTGGAAACTTATTTAGAAGATAAATTATCGGAGGATGTTTAAACATGACACACTATAAATATAATAGAGAATTTAAATACTATAATAAAGACTTAGATAACGTTGACATGGTGAACTATATCAAGACTGTAATGGCGAATAACTTTATAGAGGAAATATATTCTTTATTTTTAAAATATCCACAGCAATTTAATCAAGCATTAAATGAGATAGAATATATATACTCTAAAAAGCTAGGTTCTTTTGTTTACCCACCTAAAAATTATGAGAGTTATATAAATGGCTTGGAGTTTTTAGAGAAGATTAATTTTAAGGAGGTTGTTTAAACATGATGCCTTATATTATCACTGGAATTTATATTATAATTGGGACAGGTGTTGCAATATGGTTTGATTAACGTTTAAATTCTAAGGACTTCTAAGCCTTTGATAACTGGGTCAAGGGCTGAAGTCGTTTAAATATTTACAAGCTCTTAGAGTGGACGAGAGGAGACGAGAGAGGGTGTTTAAACGCAGTCATTTAATTACAATTTAAGAGGGTAAAAATTGGTAGTGTTTAAACGCTTGTCAATAGAAAAAAAATTAATTTAATTATTTTTAATTTAGTTATTGACAGACGATTAAAAGTATG